CTTCAATTGAAGGGAAATCCGCCGGGTGTGAAACCCGGTCCTACTCTTGGATGAGTAGGCCAGTTTAGAGGTACTTATACCTTCTTCAGTTTATAACCATGGGTTAGTACCCTGTGGTTACGTTGTCTGAGTTACCTTAATTGGTGATAAACAACGGTAAACACTAGACAAAGAAACCAAACAAAATTTAATTTCGTTGGGCTTCTTCGTAAAGTGCTTAGTTGGTTGGTGTCTAACATTGAGTTAGACCCAGCCTTCCTCCGCCGTTTAGACCACCTCCTAAAAGCTATTCAACGAGTTTATGAAACTCGTGGGATAGTCTCCACTATTGCCTTTAGTAAAGCAATTCGTGGTAACCTAGTGAATTACTTATCAGGTAATCCTCATAGGATTTTAGGAGTAAGGTTGAGACCTTCTGGTTTACCTTACGCCTTAGGGGCTCTTGCTTCCGATATAGAACATAATAAGCTCTCATCTTTACAGATGCGGGTTCTTATGACTGTTCTATTCGCAACAAGATCCCTAAAAGGAAAACCTGAACCGGATATCAGGCCAATTATTGATCCCCTGGATAAGGGTGTATCTTTAACTGGTATCGATATCTATGCTCAGGATTTCTGAAAGGCGTTAGGTTACCAGCATCAAGGAGTTATCCCGCGTGTGTTAAGGTGGAAACGATTCCATTTCTCAACAAAAAGTGGCCCTTCGGGCCATGCCCTCTTTTATTGGTTAGCAGATTTCTTAGTGCTCCCTCAGGAGCTCTTAGATTCTCTAATCAATATGGGAGGTTTGAGATTTGGTCTCGTCCTTAACACTGCTAGACGGTTTGTCGATGTATTATCCTCGTTCTTTCCTTCTACCGGTAAAGGTTCTTATCGTAAGATAAGTGCTTTTGCTGATAGGGAAGGAAAGACTAGGGTAATAGCAATCGGCGATTACCTTAGTCAGACAGTCCTGAAGGGTCTACACTTATACCTTTACAAGGCATTAAGGAAGATCCCTCAAGATTGTACTTTTGACCAAGGTACCTTTAGGGATAAGGTAGGTTCGTGGGAGACTTATTATAGCGTTGATTTATCATCTGCTACTGATAGGTTTCCTATCGAACTTATTTCTTTATTCCTTAAAGGCCATCTTCCGGATCTTTACGTTGATTGCTGAAAGGATGTCATGGTGGGTTACCCGTTCGATTACCAAGGAAATAAGATTTCTTATTCCGTTGGTAATCCTATGGGGTTTTACTCATCATGAGCCTCATTTGCAATCACTCACCATTATTGTATTTATTACCTTTGTAGGAAATTGGGAATCGATTGAAAATCGGCTCCTTATTTTCTCTTGGGTGATGATATTATAATTGGGCGTAAAGACCTAGGGGATGCTTACATTGAACTGATGAAAACCATAGGAGTGTCTACCTCTCCGGCCAAAACTCATACTTCGCCTCATTTATTTGAGTTTGCGAAGCGTTGAGTTTGGAAGGGTGAGGAGATCTCCCCTTTTCCTTTTAGCGCAGTAAAAGAATCTGGTAAGAAGTATTATCTTCTTACCGCTCTTCTCTGTGCAGAGGAAAAGAAAGGTTGACTCTGAAGAGACAGTGTAAGTACCATGGTAG